TCAAAGAAAGTTAGTCGTTACCGCATAATGGGTTAGCTCGTTGTCTTGGTTCATTGTTTTTGACCCAAAGAATAGGTAGGTGGGTTTTCTCATACTCAGCAACTAGCAGAGCTAGTGTCCACATATCTTCTGTTTCAAAGGTTTCTAGCCACCGTGAAAACCGCTCCCAGTCTCTGTCGTGCATCGGGGGCAGTCCTATTTCATCTGGGTATCCTTCGTCCTTATAGACATCTATCCGACCTGCTGCCCAGCAGTCACCGTACTTAGCAATCCAGTCGGTGTTTATCGGCCCCATCCAGTTGGTGGAGTAACTTAGCATATGTTTTTCTGCCATAACTTGGCTTCAATTGACATCACTACCTACGTTCACATTCTCATCAAGCCACTGCTGTACCTCTCCCCCAGACCACATCTTGCGGAGCATGGTTGGAAATACGATGCGCTCGCGCTGGTCTTCAATCGCGTCATCTAGCGCCTCCATGGCATCCATCTCTATCTCATACTGCTCGGCATCTTTTAGCGGGTGTGTGCGTGTGTTTTGTAATGCTTTCAACGCTTGCTTCATTGCCTCAATGCTCATGCGTTTCTCCTCATTAATCGTTTCAATCTTCTCATCACAAACACAAATAGTTTCCCCGCATACCCCACAGTGTCCGCTCATTTCTCTTTCCTGATGTTGCGTATTTAGTACATTAAGCCCTTTAATTGGTCGTTAATGGCACGCAAATGGTTGTTACGCTGCCTCACTATATTTGAAATGTTTGTAAGGCATTAGAGTGGGTGTCTTGCGTAGCACACGGTTTGTCCGATCTGCCTTAGCAGCTGGCTTGCACAGGTTAAACGGGTCGTGCAGCCTGTTGCCGTGAGCAAACCCAAGCACGCTTGCCCCATTGATTTTGACTCGCATCAGGTCCTTGTCTCTTACCATTTCACCAGTGACTGACACTATGTGACTTAGACTGAAACCCGTTTCTTTTGCGATGGCTGCTGGGGTGTTGATGCCGCAAGCAATGCACTCTTTTATCAGGTGCGGAACCTTAGTTCTTTTTTTCATTTTCTCTCCTTGTGATTTCTCGGTTGATGTACCAGGCTGCCTTGCGCAAGTCTTGGATAGACTCACCCTTCAGGTCAGCCCTCCAGATATACTTGACCGCATTGCCCAAATTGAAACTCATGTGCTCTGTAATCTGTATACATTCTATACCTGATTTGTGTTTTGTGTAGTGGCTTGGATTATTTATTTGGTCGCTCATTTTTAGTCCTATGTTGTTTGGGCATAGTTACCCCAAGGGTGATAGCCACGACATCTTTAGCTATCTACCTGACCCATCTCTTATATCCTGTAACAGAGACCAGTCCTACACGGAGTGAATGTTTCATCGGTATAGGGCTTGTCTCACCACTGGACCCAGTACCTTCTTGTCATGCCCATTTAAGCTGACGGACGCACTAACCGAGGGTGAACGGCGGCGTGTCTTTCTTGGGAACCTGGCGATGTCAACCAATAACTGTCGTGTCCCTGACGGTTGACGGCAAAAACAAAAAGCCGCTTTAGACAGCACCTTGGTGGAAACCTTTTCAAAAATCTCTGATTCATCTTTGAGAAGGCAAGGCACTGACTAAAACGGCTTGGTTGCTTTCCACGTCAACACTTACAGTATACAGCTGAGTCGTGGTCAAAACAACACATTAGGGTATGTCCCTAGAAAATAATTGCACAAATTGTTTGACAGGTGTGTTGTCTCATGTAAACTGTCTACATGGTCAAGCAACTCCCGACCGAGAAAAACGGAGATCAACATGACATTCACTACAAAAATCCGCGGTATCCCTTGCCGAGTACGCATTAATAACTTTAGTGCGGCTGACCACAATGCGTCATCATCTGACGACTTTCACGGTGGCTTTGACTTTGAGGTGCTCGACAGCCGTGGTCGCAAGGCTGACTGGCTTGAGCGCAAGATGAGCGCAGACGATGAGCAACAGCTAATGCACGAAATCGAAACCCAATACTTTGACTTGCACTAAGGAGACACGCATGACTAACGCCGAATGGAATCAAGCAGAACTTGAGCAACAGGAGCAAAGCATGATGACATATACAGATTACATTGCTGACAAATGCCACAAGGCATTGCGAGCAGTCGAAGGTGGCGAGATTCTAATGGCAGTGGCTGGCATCCGTTACGATGCGACTGACGACAAGCTGGTGTCACACACAAAGCAATTTGTGCTCATGGACATTAACAAGAAAATGTATCGCGTAACAGTGGAGGCCGCATGACCAAGATAGATCAGGTATTTGCCCACCTTAAAAAGGGCAAGACACTCACTAGTTGGCAAGCGTTTGAGATGTTTCGTGCGACCAGACTGGCTGACATTGTTTTAAGACTTAGGTGCAAGGGTTACAACATAAGCACCGAATTGATTAAAGATGGCAAAACCCGTTACGCACGTTATAGGATGACAAAATGACTGACTACAACACAAAACAACGCCAAGCATGGCTCAAGACACTGCACCCCAAGAACGTGGGCTGGGACATTGTGGCCACCATCGCGGGATCTGCGGCAATATTATTTGCACTTTTTATTTAAGGGACGACATGAACAACTTTGAAAAACTATCCAAGATTGACGTATCCAAGTACGTCGAAAAGAAACAAAACCTGTCCTACCTATCTTGGGCTTGGGCGGTTGACCAGCTAATGCGAGCTGATCCAATGGCAAACTGGTCATTTAATCGGCCAGAAGCGTTTGCTGAGACATTGATGGTGTCCTGCACGGTCACGGCATTTGGCAAGCCGATTACCATGCACTTGCCAGTTATGGATCACCGCAACCAGGCAATCAAGAATCCTGACGCTTTCCAGGTAAACAAGAACATGATGCGCTGCTTAGTCAAGGCCATTGCGTGTCACGGGCTGGGGCTATACATATACGCTGGCGAGGACACACCAATGGAACCGGAACCACAACCACGTTCACACGATGATCTGGTTAACCTGGTATCGGCGGCCACCACCACAGAGGAACTAAAACAGGTCTGGACATCATTAACCAAGCCAGAGCGTGAGTCGGTCAAGGGGATCGTCGCGCAATTAGGTGAAACACTGAAGGGCAAAGAATGAGAACTGAGAACAACTTACAAGGCACGGGCGCATGGTTTAGTCAAAGAACAGGCAAACTCACAGCTTCACGGATGGCGGCGGCGATGTCGTTTCTCAAGAACGGCAACGAGGCTGCGGCCAGACGGGATCTGAAGGTCGAGATACTAGCAGAGCGTTTGACTGATAACATTATGCAGAAATACGTCACCAGTGAGATGCAGTGGGGTATTGACCACGAAGCAATGGCTAAGGAAGCATTTGAGGCCAAGAGGGGCATCAAGGTCACCGACATTGGTTTTGTAGATCACCCAATGATTGAGAACTTTGGTGCGTCCCCAGACGGGCTGACAGATGATGGCCGCTGCATCGAGGTTAAATGCCCCAAGCAAACCACACACTTGAACTACTTGATTGAGGACAAAGTACCAGAAGCACACAAGCCACAGATGATTGTGCAGTCGGCTTGCACTGGCAGACCCGTTTGGTTTGTGTCGTTTGACCCACGGATGCCGCCAAAGCAGCAATTATTTATTAAACTGTTCGAGCCATTACCTAGCGACATTTCACAGGCCGAGCAACAAGCGATGCAGTTTTTATGGGAGGTTGAACAACTGTTTGACCGCATTACATTGGAGGACGTATGAAGTTAATCGGACTAGCAAGAATTGGCAACGAGCCAGAGTTGCGCTACACCAGCTCAAACATGGCCGTGCTACAGCTGTCACTAGCGTACAACTGGGGCAAAGAAAAGGCTACCCAATGGGTTAGTGCCACACTGTTCGCAAAACGCGCTGAGGCGTTGTCTCAGTACCTTGCGAAGGGACAATTGATCTACGCTGAGGTGTCAGAGGTTCACATTGACATTTACACAGGCAAGGATGGCAAGGAGCGCACATCATTGAAGGGCATCGTGCAGGAAGTCGGGCTGACTGGTAAGGCAGAGGCATCAGCACCAGCACCTAAGCCAGCTAAACCACAATCAATTGAGGAGTTAGACGATGACGTGCCTTTCTGATCCTATATACATACCATCGAGCGCAACAGACGTGATGGCAAAGTGGAGGCGGCACGGTTTTGTGCCACCATCAGAACTTGTTGCGTACCAGGACAAGTGGGATTACTACCAGAGCCTGCCGAGCAGAAAAGAAACCCCGCACGAGGCGGGGCAAAGAACTAAAGGAGACAATTGAATTTAACATGGATAACAAGACGGCGTGCAAATATTGCGAAACTCGGTCGGTCATTTACAACCACCATTGTGAGGGCTGCCGAGGCCGTCTGATCATGAGTACTTACCCAAACAGAGAACTGGCCAAGGTGATGATCGAGCATTTATACAGGTCGGTAAGGCTAGACAGAAAGCAGTTAGCAGAAGAAGGCAGGAGATGGGCGAAGTTAGCCAGCAAAGAGGTAGACAACAATGCCGATAGTGTTGATAACCGTGGTGATAGTGACGTGGGCCGCAATTATGTTGTTGTGGGTTCTTAATCAAATGGGACAGGCATAAGTCCAACAAAGGGATGAGAATGGACATCAAGCGAATGACTGAGGAAGAAGATGCTGCGTGGGATGATGCTGAACGGATGGTCAAACAGCGTCATGTGGCCAAAAAGCGTGGGATGGCAGTGATCAGGGCAGGCGAGTTTTGCGACCAAAATGAACTGACACTGATGACAATTAAAAAAGCATTTGAACTGGGATACATAAAGGGGATACAAGATGAACTCGGACTTTGATGAATTCTGGGCTGCGTACCCAAAAAAAATGGCCAAGGGTGACGCTCGCAAAGCGTTTGGGCAGACACAAGCAATCCGGCCACCAATGAAGTACCTGATTGAATCAGTCCAAAAGCACTGCAAACAGGAAGCGTGGATGAAGGACGACGGCAAGTTTATCCCCCATCCGGCAACTTGGTTACGCCAAGAGCGATGGGAAGACCAGATCGAGGTGGTGCTGCCAGGTGTTGTGGCTGGCAAGTCGTGGCATGAGACGGCCAAGGGGATTGAGATCAAGGGTCGCGAGCTGGGCATAGAGCCTGACGCTTACGAGCATTTTCCTGCGTTCAAGGACGCTGTTTTAAGGGCGGTGATGTTGGCATGAAGAAAGATAAACCCATAGATCCAAGGCTGGTGAGCACCAAGCCACTTAAGATGGACCGTGCAATGCAGGAAGCTGCCAAAAAAGCACAGTTCCAGCCCAATATGATCGCGATGTCTAGCAACGTAAAGGACGATAAAAGGTGAATAACAGGCTATCAGCGATTGAGCGCAGACATCTTGCGCTGATAAAAGAGATGAATTGTGGTGTGTGTGACCAGCATGGTCCCAGTGACGCTCACCACGTCGAGCAACACAAGCAGTTCTTGTGCATACCGCTATGCAAAGACTGTCATCAAGGTAGTTTCAACGGCTGGCACGGCCAGAGGCGAATATGGAAAGTAAAAAAACTGACGGAAATGGATGTACTGAACCAGACACTGTCGAGAATTTTGTAGACCTGCCGTGGCCACCACGAGAATTGTCGCCAAATGCACGCAAACACTGGTCAGTTGTAGCTAAATACAAGAAACAGTATCGACAATTATGCTGGGCTATGTTAAAACAGTCTAAGGTTAAACCCGCAAATCTTGTGGTGTCACTGACGTTTTACAGGCCAAGCAAGCGGCACATGGATCTTGATAACTGTTTGGCCATGATGAAGTCTGGGCTGGATGGTGTTGCGGACGCACTCGGTGTTAATGACAGGCACTTTAAATTGACTGTAACAATGGCAGAAGAAACAGGTGGATATGTCCGCATGGAGTTAAAATGACAATTACAGCAACCATTTTAGACATTATTGAGTCTAATCCTGATATGACTGCCGAGAAGATCTGGCAGCAGTCGGAGGCCAAACGGCAAACGGTCAAGCAAACGTTGTGGAGGCTGACCGCTAGCAACAAGATCAAGCGTCGCAAGCTCAAACTTGCTGCGCCACAAGGCCCTCAATCTGTGTATGTCTACAGGATAATAGACAAATGTTAATCATATCTGAGGTCGCAATCACTGACTTAATACCTTACGTCAACAACGCCAGGACACACTCTGACGAACAAATAGCGCAGATAGCAGCCAGCATCAAAGAGTTTGGGTTTACTAACCCAATACTATTAGACGGCACAAACGGAATTATTGCAGGGCACGGCAGATTGATGGCAGCACGTAAGCTAAGTCTTGACACAGTGCCTTGCATACAGCTATCACACCTAAGCGACAAACAAAGAAAAGCCTATATCCTTGCGGACAACCGTTTGGCTATGAATAGTGGCTGGGATACACAATTGTTAACGCTAGAGCTAAAATCACTAGATGACGAAGGTTTTGACTTAGAGATGCTAGGTTTTGATGCAGATGAGTTAAGAGAATTAATGTCAGATGTTAATTTTGACCCTGCTACAGAAGATGAACAAGGAAAATTAGATGAGTTAGACCCAAAATGGATAATTTGCCCTAAATGTGGGAGCGAATTTGATGCAAGAAAAAATTAACTTACACATTGATTGGGCTAGTCACGTATCAGCAAAATTTGCTTGTTTAAATTGGCATTACAGTAAATGCTTGCCTGTTGGCAAATTAGTTAAAGTAGGCATATGGGAAGATAAAAAATTTATAGGTTGTATTATTTTTAGTCGTGGTGCTAATTACAATATGCCTAAAACATTTAATTTAAAACAAGATGAATGTGTCGAATTAACAAGAATTGCCTTAAACAAACATCAAACAGCAGTTAGTAAAATTGCATCAATTGCCATTAAGTTTTTAAAAAAACAAAGTCCAAATATTAAATTGATAGTATCTTATGCAGACCCAGAACAAGGGCATATTGGTGGAATTTATCAAGCAGGAAATTGGATATATAAAGGCATATCTAGTCAATCAATTAAAGTCTGGTATAAAAACAAATGGTCACATAAAAAAACAGTAGATGATGCAAAAGTTGACCAAACCAATTTAATAAAGAAGAAAGTTGCTGGTAAACATACATATTTAATGTCTTTAAACAAAGAAACAAAACAGCATATAATGCCACTAAGTAAGCCCTATCCAAAGCGTGTGAAAGAGCAGGACTCTGAGAACCCCTTAGAGCTGGGCGGTGCAACACCGACCCACACGCTCCATTTATTGCGAGAAACTAATGGCTAAAATAGGAAAACAAGGTGATGGTGGTGGTAGACCATTGGTGGTGTTTGACGAGAAGCAAATTATACAAGTTGAATCACTTGCTGCTGTCTTAAACAAGACACAATTAGCTGATTACTTTAGTATTGGTGAAACCACATTACGAGAGATAGAACAAAGACAGCCAGAAGTTTCTGAGGCATATAAAAGGGGTAAGTCAAAAGCTATTGGAAATGTAGCTAAAAACCTTATTTCACAAGCGCAAGCAGGTAATGTATCAGCAGCCATCTTTTACCTAAAGACACAAGCGGGGTGGAAGGAAACGCAGGTCAACGAAATTACAGGTGCGGACGGGCAGCCGATATTAGTAAAGTGGGGCGGATGAAGGAAATACTCATTCCGTACTCACCCAGAGAACATCAGCTATCTAT